ATAACATCGGTATAAGCTGGTACAAAAGCCTCGGCATAAGTGATTGATACTGTGCCACCGTAAGTTATGCCTGATAGTGAAGAAAACTGATTTGATTGTGTACCATTGGTTTTATTAACTCTAAATTCATAATTACCTTCTGCCAATTCAACACTAAAACTTTTAGTGCCAGTGTTCGCAAATGAGTTAGTAAATAATGGCTCTGATGTAGTAACAAATCCTGATAGGCTATTATATCCATTGGCATTTACCGCTTTAGTGCCTGAGAAAGTAGATGTTGTATATGTTAACCATGTGCCACTACCAACTAATCTATACTGCAATTCAAATGTGCAAGTCTGAATGGCGCTAGCAAAATCACCAAGCCATCTAACGGAAAAATTAAACTTGGTTGAATTAACCGTATTTCTATAAACCCCACTCACAGCAGAAAATACAGCACTTGAATAAATGTTTCTAAGTATCTGTGGCACAAAGCCGCCACCGTTATTCTGTACATCAATCGCTATTTCTACGCTTGTACCGTTTAAATCACCTGTGGTTAAATCGCGTACGTTCAATGATGGAAAGCCAAGAGTTACGCGCACAGCAGTAGCGTCTGTATTGGTAACGGTACGTGTGACAGATGCCGCCTGTGTAACCTCTGTGCCTACGCCATTCTCTGATTCAGCCCCATCAAAGCCAGCCATGTAAGACTGTGACTGTGTGCCTGTTTTCTGCTGAATAATGACATTGCTAAAATTAAAAGTTCCGTCAGGGTTTTGTAATGGTGTATCATCGAGGAATACAGACTTGAAGCCATCAACCAAGCCCTCGATCTCGCCTTCACTTACAGCATCTAATCCTTTAGCGTACTGGATAGAGCGTAAGGTATCTGGGGCTTCAACAGGCGCGCGACCGCCACCGCCATCGTCTTTACCACCGCCACCAGCACCTAAAACACGTTTATTCATAGGTTTGCCGTTTCTGTGCCAGCACTAATTAATTGAGAGCCAACACGTAAGCGACCGTATGCCAATGAAATGGCGTTACCCTGCCCTGACGTATTTACAGCACCATTGAAGTTATAGGATGGTTTGTTATCGGGGCGTTCACCCTCGCCACTTTCCACTTTAGGTGGACTAAATAACAATTGAGATACGCCACCAAGTAATAAGCTAAAGCCAACGCTTGAAGCAGTAGCCGCGATTGAGAATGAAGAAAATGCACCGCTAAAGTAACCAGCGCCAGGCAAATAAAACGAAGCCGCAATCAATGCCGCACCTAATACAATCTTACCCAGACCGCCAGAACCTTGAACCACTGGAATAATCTTGATACTTTTTGAAGTCGGCAAATGAATATCGTCTGCCCTGTCCTCTTTACCAGCAAGGATGCGATAACCGCCACCATCAATGACGCGCTGTTTAAAGTCTTTGTAATTGGCACTGAAAGCACGTATAGCCTCTGCTGGTGACTTAACGTCTAACTCATGACGCTTGCCATAGGCTTTCGCTAAATGACCATATAAATAGACAACTAACATTGTTTATCCTCAAATCTGCTATTGTGTCGCAAGCATTTGTCAGTAATCTTTACCCAATAGCCACCGAGTACGTCTTTACAGCTCAAGCGACCCATGACGTGATGCAGAATGATGTTGTCACCGAGATAGACCGCACAATGGTTAAGCACTGGACTAGCTACTTTCATTAAGAGAATGTCGCCATATTCCAAGTCTTTAAAATCAATCTGCACCATTCCTGCTTGCGTATAGTTATCGGTGTATAAGTCATCACCTTTTAACCACCATTGGTCTTGACGATAGTAGTTAGCCATCTCGATATTTAGTTCATGCTTGTAGAAGTCACGCCATATCGAATAGCAATCGTTAACTCCATGCACAAACTCACGCCCTACATAGGGCTGAACGTAGCCGCTAGGCTCTGTAAGCGTGAATTGTTCTGTATTAGGGTTGACTATCACCCACGGCAATTGCGTCTGTTCTATGCCCACCAAATCTGCCTGAGAGGGATTAGCATTGGTCACTGGATGCGAATGTACTACCGCGATAATCTCGCCTGATTCTTCCGCGCTTGCGTAGTCCTCTGGGTGTATCTCAAACTCACTGTTTGTCATTGAGATATTGCGGCATGGTACGTATAACTTTTTGCGCTTCTTTAAAACGACTAAGCCGCAAATTTCGCGGCTCGGTGATGTTTTGGCATGGGCTAGTATTTCAGCTTTTAAGTGGTCTATCATCGCAACCGCCCACAACTCGGAAATGCAGCTATCGGCAATTCTCCATTCGCGCCAAAGCGTAAACGGCAACCTGTGAGCGATTTACTGCAAGCGTCATCAGCCAGTACAGTGGTTCTAACATTTAACCGTGTAGCCACCGCACCGCCTGTATAACCGCACTCTGTTGACCTGTAAGCCCACAAACAGACGTTAGCAATGTATTGACGCTTCGGCAGGAATACGCCTGTCATATCACTTGCACTGGACAGTTCCCACTCGATAAAGATATTGTTTTCGCTGACCTTGCGATCAAAGTACCAAACCTCTATCGGCAACTGTGCGTTAGGGTCTGCGGTTGGATTAACGCCGCCTGTAAAATTGACAGCATCAATGTATTTCAGAAATGTGCGCCTACGGATAAACTTCACGCCTACCAAGTCCTGATTCTCACGCGATAACGCACCGATTAAGCCTGTGATATTGGCTACTCTTACTGTGGGTCTTGGCTGCGTTCCTGCACCGCTCTTTTCAAAGCCATCAGCTTCAATCGGGAAGCGTGTGTAAGTGATGCCATCAAAAATAACGTCACTACCTAGACCGTTTACGCCATTGTGAAAGTAATATTGTTCGGCTAGTCCAATAGGATTTAAGTCAATCTCGAAAAACTCGACTAGATTAGATAGCGCAAGGCTTTGAATGTCTGACTGTATCATTCGCCAAACACTTCCATGAATTGAACAGTTAAAGAATCATAGCCATCATTAACGGCATTATTCCACTCTTCACAAATCCATGACCCGCTTGCACCTCTGGGCGGTTGCCAGATAAATGACGTAACACCGCCCTCAGTGTTTAAAAATGTGAGTATGGCTTCAATATCTGCCTGAGTCTTGCTAAAAGATAGTGCCCACATACGAGGCTTATTATTGATGCCATCGCCTACACGTTGCGCGTACCCATCACCAAACTGTGCCTTTAATACTCGTGCGCGTGTGGTTTCAGTAGCGCCATAAACAGGAATGTAGGTAAATGTACTCATGCTAATAAACCGCCCTGTCTTTTCTGTTTAAGTAATTCAGCTTGAACGGTTGCCTTGATTGCGTTACCTAGTTGCTTACCGAAACTTGCATCACTCTGTACGCTAGATGAACCATCAGAATTAACATTGACGTTTACTGATACATTGCCGCTCATACCTTGCGAGTAATTGCGGTTCTCTTCACGGGTCAATACGCGCTCACCTTGATGTAGGTTTGCTGTCATATCTCTAGGGATGTATTCAGAGCCGTTTGCGAATCCCGGCAATAGTGATTTAATCCACCCACCAATTCCTCCACCACCCTCATCAAATGAAGCGCCTAGACCTTTTGCTAGCGGCTCGAATATAGATTTCTGCAAAGCTAATCGTGCTAGGTCTTTCAGCATTGAGTTCACCATATCGCTGAATGAACCTTTAGTGCCGAATATGAAGTCTGCCATTGCTGATGATGCGTTTCTAGCATAACCATCTATTGCGCGTTCTAAATCCTCGAAGCCTTTTTTGCTGTCCTCGACTAATCGCTGTTCTTCGTCTAGTTGTTGTTTATAAATACGCTGTGCTTCTTCAAAGTTTTCATTTGCGCGTTTCTGCTCAATATCCATGCGTCTTTCGGTGTACATGGCTATTTCATCGTTCTTTTTCTGCTCGGCTAATGCGATTTGCTCATTTACCCAGATAGCAATGTTTAAGCGCCTTACTTCTTCTTTGTTGGCTTCGTCTGTGGCTTTTTTACGCAAGTCAGTAAGTTGTTTTAAACTGGCTGATTCACCGCCACCGCTAACAAAATCGGTACGCCTTTTACCAGAATCAGCACCCATTACTGGTGATACTGTTTGTCCGCTAATCCTGCCAGCAGCATCTACTCGCATTTCTTCTGCGGTATCTTCAAGCATCTTAAACTGACGTGTAAGTTCGCCTGTCATCCACTTTGAAGGGCTTGAGATCACATCAAAGAATGCTTTCATCTTTCCGATATGAGCGCCAAAGCTAATGCCTAAGTTTTCAAATGCGAACAGGAAAGGCTTAATACCGTACTCAGTAGCCGCTTGGAATCCACTTGTAATAGTGTTTGTTAATCCAACGTAAGCAGGCGTTAATGATTGACCGATAGTCACTGACATATCGCTGAAAGTTTTATTTAGTCTAGCATTAGCACCGTCTGCACCATTAGCCGCTAAAGCCGCATTACCTAACTGCCCCTCGGTTTCTGCCAATACCCCATTAAATTCAGCTTGCCGTTTTTCAGCTTGAGATAAATCTGCAACTGATTTGTTAATCTGCGCTGCGTATTCTTTCCACATCATGCTGACGTTTTTAGTTACACCAGCGTTATCAACTAGCACAGAGTTTTCGTTCTTAATACCTTCTGTTGCTGATACTACCGCCTGACCAAACTCTAAAGATGACTGTCTGCCGAATGCCGCAGCGTCTTTAAATCGGTTAATCATTTCTACCGCTTCATTGGTAGAGAATCCGCGAGATAACAAGTTTTTTAATGCTGTAGCCGCTTCGGTAGTAGATAACAGACCGTCTTTGGTAAGCTCCAATGATTCACTCATTGCTTCGCCTACATTAGCGCCAGCATACCTAGCTACACTTGCAAGACCGTTTAATGCGTTTTGATATTTTGTTGCAGCATCTACTGATTGCTTGAGCGTTACAAATACTCCTGCCAATGCCGCACCAGCCGCTAAGAATTTACTTGATAATGCAACAGCAGAATCGCCAGCTTTACCACCTGCGCTAGATAGGTTATCTAAATCTTTAGTGCCAGATTTAACCTCACCTGTGTCAACCTTAATTTTTAATTGAGCTATATCCATTTAATTTTCCTAACCATTTAAATAAGCCCTATCCATAGCGCGAAGTGTTTGAATTTCCCAGTTGCTGAGTGTCCTGCCTGTTAGCTGTAACCATGCTTGCATTTCTAAACTGCTGATCGGGTTTGCACTGAATCCAGACTGCCTACCCTGCGATAAATCACCATAGAGCCGCAGCAAGTGTTTAACCTTGTTTGGTATATCAGGCTGTATTAATTGCTCTGGCTTGCGTTTAGTGCTGCGATAGACAGCCTCTAAATGACTTCTGAGCGTATTGCCATCTGCTTGTTTCTCGTTTAGTGCTACCTCAGACTTAACCCACTCAACGAGGCTGTTAGTTAAGCCTTGATAAAATTTGATATATCCATCATGGCACGTTGCACCTGACCGCGAATGATGGGGTATTCAAGATAGATGCGCTCTGCTTCGGCTGTGCTAAATGGTACTGGCTTGCCGTTTTCTTCCATTTCCTGCCAACCGATGGTGTATTTAGCTAAAAACTTTGCTGTAACCTCGCTATCAAATTTATCAGCCTTGATCTGCGCTGCGGCTTTCTCTTTCTTTGAGGCATTGTCGGCTAACTTATTGGATTCTTTATAGTCTTCAACCTCTGCCAGAGACAAAAACATATCATCTTTGCAGTTGGCGCTCATTGCGCCTATGACGCGAATCTTTAAGCCTAGCGATTCATTTGTAGCTGGATTGATAATATCTACATCAATACCATCAGTTGCCGCTTTAACAATGTTGATTTTGCTAATATCCATGTGTAACCTTAAAAGCCCCGTAGGGCTGTGAATTAAGCGACTGAGCTATCCTGCACCAATAGCGTTGTTTTGCTTGCACCTGCACCAGCATCATTAAATAGCGCCTGGAATGGGATAGTCTGGATAATCGCTTTCTCACCATCGTCCTTGGATGCGCCACCAAGTTTTACGCGAGGCATAGTGAATGCGATAAAGTCAGGATTAGGTGTGTTATCAGCAGTGAACACGAACATCAATGCGATCTCATCTTCATCAAGGAATGCATCTCTAAAGTTGCCGTTCTCAAAGAAAGCTGACAGATTGCCGTTAATGACAACACGACCCTCAAAGATATCTGGCACAGTGTTTGAGCCTACAACTGGCTCGGTTGACATATTGCCAGCGTAGTTAATGGTTAAGCCTGTGATAAGCGTTTGGCGTGAGCCTAATGCGTAACCTACGCCATTAACCGCAGCTAAGATGCCTGTGTTTGTGGTTGCTGTTGGAGTTGTGAAGTATTCAGCCACGCCTGTGGTTACGTTTTTCCCCATCAGGTTAATATTGATGGTACTCATGCCAGTAGGCGGTAGACCGATTTCGATAGTGTTTACCTTGCAACCTGTAAACAGTTCTGACTGTCCAATATCTTTATAAAAATGCTCGATACTGAATGAATCATCTGTGTGTCCAGTTTCAGGAGTATAAGAGATTTTGCCAACGACTGAGATAGTAACTGATGCACCTGCGGCCTCTGCTGTCAGTGCTACGCCATCCAGTGGAGTAAATGTAATAACGCCAGCCGTTACTGCTGTCACTAGTACATAGTGGTCGTTGTTGTTTGCTGTGACAAATCCTGTTGCTTTAATGACATTACCAACCACGAAGCCATCAGTGACAAATCCATTTCCTGAATCGGTAAATGTTGAGCCTACTACTGCATGAGTAATGCCTGCACCTGTCGTAGCCCCTGCAACAAAGTCTTTACGCAATGCAGCTGCGATAAAGTCGGAATATGTCTTAGGTGATAGTTCGCCATTGATAGAACCCATCACAGTACGTACCCCATGACGATAATCAGCGATCTGGTAATCATCACGGATTTCGTTAGATTGATACGGGTCTTTTGTCAGGTCTAAGTCTGAGGTAACTCTACGCAATAACTGTCCACCAGTAGCCCCTGCTGCCGTTCCCCATGTTGTCTCACGTTTATATCTTATCTGCTTCGCCACACCTGTTGCCAAGGACATAATCTTACCTTTCAGAAATAAAAAAAGCCCCATATAGGGGCTTGTAAATTACATAATTATTTATCTATCACGATAAAACTCACCGTGGTGTTTTTTTGCAAATTCATTGTATGCACATGAGGCTTCAAATGCAGTGTCAAATAAACCTAAGTTATGCCTAATTCCATTGCTTCTACATCTAGCGCGATATTTATTATCACGTTTAACGTAATCAACGCCTTTGAATCCCGATGTATTAGATGAGTGCTTTTTTATATTGCACATATTCTGTTTTTGAGTTGCCGCCCTTAAATTGCATAAGCGGTTATCGTTTCTAATTCCATTGATATGATCTAGCAATTCAGGCATATAACCGTACATATAAAGCCAAACTAGCCTATGTGCTTGATATTTTGATTTGCCTATATTTATTTTTATGTAGCCAGTAGCAGAATGAATATGTCCTGCTGGCTTGTCATATCTGATACCTTTACGCCTTTCTTTCCATCTAAAAACTCCAGACTCAGGGTCGTATATCAGTTTTGATTTTAATTCTTCTTGCGTTAGAATAGCATCAGCCATTTTTAACTCCTTATTAGTTAATTTGGTTAGAGGCTGTATTGAGTTGGTAGCTCTTTACAGCCTTGTTTATTATAACATATTTTAAAATATATCGGATTGATACCGTATTGAAACTGGCAATACATACCAGCCGTTATCGTTAAATGATGGTAGAACACTTGGGCTGTCCAGT